TAAGGTAGGTGTAAGCCTCGACCAGAGAGCCATACAACAGAACGCTATCAAAGTTATCCCCAAGCCAGCTTGTCCCGTTGGTCACAATAGATGCCGGATAGAAGAAGTAGTGCAGCTCGACTGAGTAATTTGAATTAGGTGTTGGGCCGAGCAGAAAGGTAAGTTCCGTCGCCTGATCTGATCTTGGGCCAAACAATGCGTAATAGGCGGGAAGCCCCGTGTCAGTAGGCGACGGATAAGACTCTCGAATGAAATTGACATCCTTGTTAAGCAAGTATTCATAGCTGCCATCACCCTTGATAACTGCTAGCGAATACACAGACAAAAAATCATCTGGGCAAGCAAGATACTTATTACCCGATGTGGTCGTACCAGTGACATTCTTTCGCAGCGATGGGAACTGGATCGTGTTATAGATCCGCTGCTCTGCCTGCCTAACGAAAGTTGGGATGTTTGCCACAAACGACGTTTCCGTCGATTGGCAGTAATCCTGTATGGCCTGACTTAACTGCGAATAGTTCATTTCACTCTCAAGTTGTTGAAACTGTCACAGAGCCTACGTACCCAGTTGCCAACAAATTGTTTGGCGTTAACCCGTTGTCCCAAGCCCTGGCTCCACCAACTGGGTTCCATCCCCACTGAATGTCGCGACTACCACCCGCTCCGTTAGCCCCTACAAAATAATAAGTGTTATCTGGACGCGGATTACGTATCGCCTGCGGGTCTTCTATTGGGTACATGCCAAGCTGCAACTGAGGCTGATCTGGATCCCAGCACTCTTCGCAGACCAGAAGATTTACATTCTTGGTCTTAATAACTTCTTCTTGAAGTTCGCTGAGTTTGTACTCAAACCCACAGCGATCACACATTGCAATCGCATGTCTACCGGAAGCAAAAGGTACCGGCATAAATTAACTCGTCAGAAACGATTGCCTTGGAACAAATCTAACCGCAGAACGATCCCGGTCTTCTTCAGACGCTAATGCCCAGGCTTCGTCATACATGGCTTTAAGCATCGGAATTCGCGTTTCAGCTCCAGGCAGCTTCAATGCCATGTAATAAGCCAACCCTGCAACAAGGCAAGGCAGGAATCTAAACGGGATGTCTTGCGTATTAACGCCGTTTCCAGCATCAAGCATACGGCGTAACCGCCAGTACACCAGCGTGTAAGTTTGGCTGCTATCTGGAACAGGCCATACTGTAAATGTTGGGTATTGAACAACGCTTGCCGAATTGGTCGCGCCGGACTTGCGATCGATATAAATCTGGATCGGCCTACCCTGTACGGTCTTATTTGGGATCGAGGCGTAGGTGCTAACCGATATACGACTAATATCAATATCGGTCTGATTACTGCCCGTTCCAGTACGGATCACATGTTCAATAAGATCTACAGTATCTACAGGAATATTGTAGGTCGCCGTTCCAGAGGTAAGAACTTGCGTTCCTTGCTCTACAGTCCAAAGGTTAATGCCACGATTTGCCCATTCCGCAAAGAGAAGATTCAGGCTACGACGCGCAGTGCGGAGGTCGTAGCCTGATCTTAGTTCCGCGCCGCAACGCTCGAAGGCTTCTTCGACAATAGCGTTGAGGTCAAGATTAAAACTTGCGGTTGCGGACGTAGCCACTTAGTAGCTCTTGGCCTTCATCTTTGGCTTAACAGCTTTGCCCTTTTTGTAACGGGGCATCATCTTGCCGCCCATCTTGCGATCAACCATTTCAACGGGTCCCTTGCGGCCTTTCTTGGTTACCGCTCCCATACCACGACAGTGCATCATTTCAAATCTCCTATTAAGGGCGACCGTAGAAACGTCTACGCGCCTGTTGCATCTTGCGATCCATTTCAGCCTGCTCAACTTCTTTCATAGCCTGCCGCTCCTTTTCAGAATACCGAGGGGCATTCTCAATGTCGCGAGCGACATTACGCATAAAAGCCCCAGGTTTACGGGGATCTTCCATGCTGCTACCAAAGCGTCGAAGAACAGACTCGTCATACATCGAAATGCCCTTGCCGCCATACTTTCTCTGCATGGCTCCACGGGCTTCCGATAGTGCAATCGCAACAGCTTGATCGCGGCTCTTGACCTTCTGTCCAGAACCCGACTTCAGCTTGCCACGCTTGAACTCGCCCATCACCTTTTCAATCTTTTTCTTCGCTTTTGGCGAAGAGGGTGCCTTCATTACTTGCTGTTTCATATTAGCCCTGTTCATAAGAACTTACTTCTTACGGAATCGAGAACCGCCTGGAGGCGCTGCTTTGCTTCCTCCAGGACCAGCCCAAAGGACTTTTCTTGCCCAGTAGTTGGCTGAGAAGGGATCGCTGGCGGTTTTGCGACCACCTTTGCCTTTGATCCCCGCGCTACGCGCGAGATAGTTTTTGCGCGCTTCCGGCGAGTAGTTGTGGCCATATCCCCTCCGTCCAAATCTAACGAGCTTTACTTTTTCACCCTTCTTGGCAAGTACCACTTTTTTGTGGACATCGCCCGATGGGGCATCCTTGGGCTTGTTAAACCCAGAAAACTTCTCTCCGCGATATTCAATGCCGCCAGAAGGAAGTCGCTTAACGCCTTTGATCATATCTGAGTGTATTGCTTGGTCATGTAAAGAACGATCGTATAACGATCACCAGACGCTGCACCTATCGTTGTAAAACGAATGTCGCCCGTTTTACCAGCACCAGAGTTGTTCCAGATCCCACCGAAGTCATCGAAAACATACTCATAGGACTGGTTCTCTGCAAGCGTTAATGCAACAACATCAGTCGTTGCATCCCAAAGGATGTCAACGCCCATACCAGAAGTTGAAGCATATACCCGAACAATACTGACCCCGCTGCAAACCTTGCCAGCCGGAGCGGAAAGAGCAGAGACATCAACTTTTAGCACGGCAGATTCACCCGTGCCATCGCTGATGTTCGTGAACTTCATTATCGCAACGCGGTCTTGATCGATCAGCGTTTGACTAGTAACTGCATCTGCCATGCTTATCTCCGAGGGTTAGCGGGAGGCTATCCTCCCGCACTCCCATTAGTTAGCTGTTTAGGTTAGGCGATGGTAACGCCATTCGACCCGACAACTGCCCAGCCTGCGGACGTATAAATCAGCATGACGCTCTCGCCCACGGCAGTGAACGTGATGGTCGAAAAACCAATCTTCGTGGTCGGGGTCAGAACCGCTGAACCGCCATCAACCGTGTGGACAATGACTTTAATCTCACCCACAGAGCCGTTTGCCAGCGTCAGAGCCTGAGCCGCACCCGTCGTGGTGAGCGAAGTGAACGTATTGACAACATCCACCGCGCCAGCACCAGAAAGCGACTGGGTGCTAAGAACGACATCCGTTCCAAAAGAAGATTTAACGGTTACAGCACCCGAGGTGCTATTGACAGAAATGCTCTGAAAACCATTTTCTGATCTAACCGGCCCATTGAAAGTTGAATTAGCCATTTAAATTTTCCTCACATGCGAGATACCCGTATCCGTCTGCATGTCGTCAGCCTGGTCTGTCTGATACGGGAATAAACCCAGGAAAAGAGAAGGGGGCCTTTCGGCCCCCAACTCATATCGACACTTAAGCTCCCGGCGAACCGTAGATGCCAAGCGGATCAGACACACCGAACGAATAACGCTCGCGAGCCTTGTACCGCACATTCCCGGTATCGAAATCTCCGTCCATGCTCGTCTCAAGCGGCGCGCGGACAAAGTGTTTCATACCATTCGGAACGTCGGTCATCAAGAACCACGCGTTCGTATCGGTCAGGTAGTGGTTGACCGCAAAGCCTTCCGGAACCACACCCAAGGTGCGGATCGCGTTGGTGTCGTTGTCAGCGGTTCCAGGACGGAGTTCCGTCGCGAGGATACGCTGGGCAACGAACATCAGATCCGGCGGAACGATAAGCTTGCGGGGCTTCGCAGCGATGAGAAGCCCACGCTCATCCGTCCAGTCAGCGATCTGAATCACCGCAGCTTCGAGCGAAGTCTCGTTCAGGTCAGCGCCCGTCGCAGGACGGTTGCTGTTCACACCGCCCGAAACGAGCGGATGCGAAGTGCTGAACAGGAAAACGTCGTCACCAGACTTGTAGACATCGAAACCCTTGTTAAGGGGATACGCTGCCTTGACTTGCTTGGTGTACGCCATAGCACGAGCGAGTGCCTTGGTGTAACGCGACGAGAGCGAGTCATAGAGGTTGTCCTCCATGGCTTCTTCCGTAATCGCGAAACCCATCGCAATCGTTTCGTGGTTATAGCGAGCCGTGAAAGCTTCCTGTGCATTGTCATAAGAGATCGCGGAGCCTTCGTTCTTGACCGGCGCAGCGCCGAATCCAGAAAGCTTCACTTCCTCTTCAAACGAACGCTCAGAGTTCTCCGTCTCATAGATCTCAGCATGCTCGTCTTCGTACTTCTTGTACTCAAGACCGAACAGGGCGTTAAGACCCGGGAGGAGTTCCTTGAGCAATTGTGCGCGTGAAATAGCCATTGCTAGTTACTCCTATTAAACGCCAGTTGCGGTGGTCAA